GTCGAAAGCATCTGAGCACTCTCGACAATCATCTTGACTACATGCTTGTCACACTGCAGCTGAGCTGCTTTGACAGGATCAGTATCTAATACAAATACATTCACGGCCACATTTCCTTATCGTTTAACATTTCATCGCGCTCCTCTGGAGTAGTTTTATTGGTAAGGATACCATACACCGCAAAGCCAATAATGAACACTATAAAAGCAAATAACATTAGACTTGAATTCCTGTTCCGTTGTTTTCTACATCATAAAGATCCATTGTGCCTTTCCAGACTTTTACTCCGCAACCATCGTATTCCCAATCGCGTAGATCAGGATCGAGTTCTTTCATATCTGGCTTTGCAGTATCGTAATTAACCTCGTGCACATAATTAAATTTCTGTTCTTCTGACCAATCTTTCAAATAGGCATTATCCTCGTCGAACAAACGAAGATACTCAGCATCATCAATTACGCGAGTAGAAGTGATCGTCTCGTTAAGATGTAACTGACTGAACTCTTCGGCTTCTTTCATCGTCACGACGTCTTTGGCATGTTCTGCGCTTTCACATTCGATAACGTATCGCATGCGAAAGAAGTCGACTGTCTCTACAAGATACTTAGGCAAGATCCAGCTCCTTGAACTGATCAGGAGTGCAATACCATTCAAGCAACAACTTGAGAGCATCGATCCGCTTCTGAATCTCAACCCTGTCTGCTTGAACTTCCCACTCAAAGATAGCAGGACGGCCACCAGCTTCAATCTCGCTGATGCTATCCTTGAAGTTCTGATATGTCTCAAGCAGAGTGTGAGCAGTAATCTTATCGGCAAGTTCGTAATCAACATCAATCGTAAATTTACTCATGCAATTATCCTTTCATGTACTTGTTTAATATGCTTACAGCGCCCGTGCGATGTAAATCCCATGCATTCACATGTCCAACCCTCGGCTGTCATCGTGGTAAGATAGGTAGTACCCATACAATTTGTATATGGCCATTGAAAACCCACCAAGAAGTGATTCTTGTTAAAGTTGATACCGTCAAGCTTCAAAGGCTTGCGATACCACTTGGATTTTTGAGGGCGAGATGTTTTTGTTCGATCAGTCATAAGTTCACCTTACTACAAAAATTCAATTTTGTAAACCCCCTAAAGCGAGAAGAATGAAAATTATAAAAAGAAATCCATAAAGAGCGAATTTAAAAAAATGCTTGGCGATCTTGAACCCGACCCAAAGGAAGAAGCCCAAGATCGCCAAGAACGGCAACGATAAGAGGAGGAACAAGAAGCTCAACCGCGTCTCTTACCAGTTGCCGGATCGGCCGCTTCAGACTTGGAAAGGACAACAAGTCCGCCTTTATTATAGGCTTGGCCGATGATATAATTGCCACTCACAGCAAGCTTTTCTTGCTCGTAAGATGAGTTCTTTGTAAGATGTACACCAATCTCATTCTGAGAAGGGTACTTTTGACGATGGTCAGATACGTTATAATCAGGCATCGGTGTGCCACGAAGTTTAGGCTTATAGTTGCCTGCGCGATACTCTTGATATTCTTCGAACGTCTTTGGCTTGATACCATTGCGCTTGCAAAACTTACAATCTTCGATCCAAGCCAACTGAATTTTGGTGTGCTTGGACGAAGTCATTTTAGACTTACGCTTGCCATAATGAGTGGTAGTGTAAGCAGGACCGAGGAGATGCATTGTCATGATAATAACCTCAAAAATATGGTTGAAGCGACTAATCCACCTAGGGAATTTACAGGCATCGAGCCAAACCCAATTTACGAAAGATCACTCGAAGTCGCTTCAACCATTATCAGCTTACACTGATTTCGATTAATTGTACATGCTTAAAATTACATTGCTGCCACTTTATTCATGATCGCCAAGACTTCCTCAGGCGTTTGCCAACCGACAACCGTATCGTTATCACCCAGCTGAACCCAGTTGCCATCAGCATCCCATGCAGCGACTTCAACAAGGGTAAAACCATCTTCTGAATTACCATTGCTGTATATGCCGTCACCCATAGCCACAGAGACACTGTAGCCATTCGCGAACGTCATAGAGAAGTTACCGCTAGCTTTGTTACCAAACTTATTCATTCGAACATTAAACATTTTCAATCTCCTTAGCTTATTATTCATATTACCAAAGTTTTGATAAAATGTACATGCTTATTTTAGCTGTGCATTTGAATATCTTTGAGGTGAGGAGAGATTTGCTTAGCAGAGTACTGAACTCCGTCGATCTCGAAGAAGTGGCGGCCGCCGATCGGACCAACCTTTTCCCAACGAAGCTTCAGAGTTTCCTTCTCACGGAAAGGGCTAATTCCCCATGTCCATTTGCGGCCAGTCCGAAGCTCGAAAGCACCGCCAGAAAGATTCGTAATCATATTTTTGTCCTTCATCATCATAGGTCCACCTTACCAAAGTTTTGATAAAATGTACATGCTTATTTTCAAAAAAGACAAAAAAATGGGCGGCCCGAAAGCCGCCCATCCATGCGTGTAGCAGGAGGAACCCCACCTGTAACCCTGCCTATTCCAATCGTCAATTAAGACACTTGCCTCTTACACAGTTAAAACTGTATATCCACGCACCACATAGTGTACAACTATTTATACAATTTATTCGGCCAATTCTAAATTTTTTTCACGTTTTGATAAAAAAAATGCTGGAGTTAATCCGTCAAAGCCACCGCCAAAGTTCAAATGGCGAACCATTTCCTTGGCTTTTGACATACACACACGCTTGATTACAATCTGATCCGTCTTTGTCTCAACGATATCAGCAACCATTTCTCCAGATCCTCCGCTGGCATTTACGATCTTATAGTTAACCATTAATCTTCTCCCATTTAAAACCAAAACAAAGCTCTTGCATCTTGCGATGAAACCAATTGGGTTCATTGCCTTCTTCAACCATCCACGTGACATTTTTTAATACCTTGCATTTCCAAGTGTACTTCGGATTTTTAACGGTATTAATTATCCAATCTTGTCTGAGATTGTTTATCATTTGAATCCTGCAAATTTAATTTTCTCAAACTTACTGACAGGTTTCGATTCATTTTCCATTCGATAACCAGAGGCGGAGTTATCGAAGACTGGTCGATCTTCATCTTGCACAACATCAACTTGAGCAGAAGCTTCGACATTATACAACCGCATCTTTGAGTAGTCGACACCAATCACAAAGCGTTTATGCACAGATGCATCGCCATAGCGATTCTTCAACTGCTTGACCATGATCTGATTGAGCTGACGTAGCTCTTCACTCGTAATCAAGGCAAACATAAAGTCTGCTGTTGCTGGTAGGCCGAACGATTCAGAAGTATCTTCGAGGCCAACATCAGAGTTGCTGAAACCAGAACGATTAGTTTGAGTAGCAGAAACGATGGGAACGTTGAACTCAACTGCCAGACCTCTTAGCTCTTCGGCGATCGCCTTGATGTAGGTGTACGAGTTGATGTTCGATCCTGGCTTGATCCTCGATGACGCACAGATGTTCAGGTAATCGATGTAGATAATGTCGGGGATAAAGTTCTTCTTGATCTTCAATTCGTTCAAGAGATGTCGAAAGTTTGCGGATCCTGCGCATGCTGTTGGATACTCCTTTACAATGAGCTTACCTTTTGCTCGTTCCTTGACTTTCCCTACCAACTTGTAGTAGATCGCTTGTGGTAGTTCTTTCAAATCGTCGAGTGTCACACCAAGAAGATTGGCATCAATACGCTCGGCGATTCTTTCTTCTGCCATTTCCAAAGTGATATACAAGACGTTCTGACCTGCCATCAAGTTGTGTGCAGCACCATGACACATGAACAAAGACTTACCGACACCAGTGCCAGCAAGAGCAATGTTCAACGTCTTACGAGGAAGGCCGCCTTGAGTAATCTTGTTAAAGTAGTCAATATCAAAACCAATACGAACTTCCTTCCGATGATAGAACTCATAACGTTCTGGTGCATCATCCAAGAAGTCATGGCCGATATGACTATCAAAAGAAACACCAAGAGCATCGGTCAAGATCTGAGGAATGGATCCAACAGATATGCTATCCTTCTTACTATCATCTACGATCTGAATCGATTGCATCAAAGCATTATATAGCGCCTTATCTTTACAAAACTTCTCAGTATTATCTACGAGCCATGCCACATCACGATCTTCAGACTTATCAAGGCCAGATACAACTTCCTTGGCAAGCTTGAACTGATCATCAGACAGACCGCCGACATCGTTAAGATCAATCTCGACGGCAGATTTTGTAGGAAAGTTGTTATACTTTCCCACAAATTCATGAATGATAGAGAAAATCTTACGATCTACGATGTCGGTAAAATACTCTTCCTTCAGAAATGGAATGACTTTCCGACCGTACTCCTCGTTTTCAATAAGATTTCCAAATATGATGTGTTCAATTCTCATTTATCCTCCATCTCATAGACATCTGCCACTTCATCTTCTGCTTGCATAATGGCACCATTCGATGCAGCATACTTCTTTTCAATGAACTCATTGAATTTAGGGCATTGAAGGATTGGATGCCAGAAACCGAACTCGTATGTATCAGCCATACGATAGCTCTTCTCAAGGATCTCACCCGTCTCCATGTCCACGCGCTGAAACCAACCAACCTTTGGCTTGATGACGTGACCAGACTCGAGAGCCATGTCGAGAAGACCAGACCATTTGCTGATTCCTTTATCCCATGATACTTCGATAGGAATCTTCGACTTCTCCTTCACGAATCGGCTCTTCTCGACGTTGATGATGAAGTTATAACCAGTCACATCCTTGCCGTCTTTTTCTTGCTGACGACCGATGATGAAGATGTTATCAGCAGAGTAATAGATGCCTGTACCACCAGAAACCACAGCCTTCGAGTACATCTCTTGAGTCTGGTAGGTGTGATTGACCACGACTAGTGGAATGTCTTTGAGATTGAGGTGAGGTGTGACCATGCGGAACAATGACTTCAGTTGCTTTGCGCGAGTCATATCGGCTGCTGAGTTCTGCTTGAGCGCATCCTCAACTTCTTTCTTCGATGCAAGGTTACCAACAGAGTCGATTACGACGATGACATGATCACCGCGCTTGATCTCTTCGAACTGATGCATAATATCAAACTTCAACTGTTCGACATCGGTGATGGGAGTATGGAGAACTCGGGTTGTGTCGATGCCGAACGAGTCGAAGTAAGATTGAGGAGTACCAAACTCTGAGTCATAGAAAAGCATGACTGCGTCTGAATACTTGTCCATGTATGCCTTTGCCATCAGAAGACTAAAAGATGTCTTGAAGTGCTTCGATGGACCTGCCCAAATAGTCAAACCAGGAACGAAGCCACCGTTGATCTTACCACTCAATGCAATATTGATTGCTGGAACAGTTGTTGCCACCATATCCTTGGCATTGAAGAACTTCGAATCAGACAGAATATCTGAATCCTTGATTGTGGTATTCTTACGCAATTTATTCAGTAGATCTGACATAACTTCTCCTTGTCTTATTGTCCCAGTATATACGACGTATCTTTATTTGTACACAAGTATTTTTATTAACTCGCAAGTATCTCATTCAATTTAGCAATGAAGAGATTGATCTTCTCGCCACGATTCGGCCAGTTGATGATCGGGTTTTTATCTGCATCTTTCTTTAAGTTTGTAAGTAAAGGCATAACAGCATCGTACATTGCTCGTGCCTTATCAGTGCCTTCTTGCTTGATTTCTTCTTCAGAAGAAGTCGTAAAACCAAAATCAAAGTCTAAGTCTATATCTAGTTTAGCCATTAATAACTCCTATTGTCCAGTTTTCAGCGCAGTCTTCGGCGTATCGTAATGTTTTGCTTTTTAAAACTCGCGTTTCAATATGCTCATCGTTTTCAAAAAACTTGACATAGTAATAATCATCATAGCTTTGCTTATGAATTTCAGCTCTGCGGTTTGCATATTTTTCATTACCAGTGTATTCTGTTACCATCATGAGAACCAATCCTCGAGTGTTGCGCGTTTTTCTGCTTGCCAGCCCATTGTATTTGTGATCGACTCGATAGGACTGAGATAGCCTTTCTCGAACTGTGCCGCATAGTCGATGTAAGTTTCCATCTTCAATTCTTTTGGTAGACCGTTCGGACATGCGATCACATAGTCTTGTGTCGGGTTCGGGTTTCGAAGATACGCGAACTTAATCTTTTCACCGCTGGTAATCAATTGATATTTATTTGTCAATTTCTTCTTCTTTAACATTTCATTGAAAACGACTGAACCACGAACGTGAATAGGCGTTTGGCTTTGGAACCTACCACCTACCCAATATTTCTCGATGTCTTTGACGCCGCGTGTGAAAGCCACGTCATCAAATCCAAGAGATGAAAACTTTTCCTTAAAGTTGGCCACATACTTTTGAAGATCTGTTTCAGATCCACTCATAATAATCTCGAGAGACTTCTTAATGGCATCACGACATGCAGTCGGAGTTGAAGATCGAACTGCTTCGATGCCTGTCATCTTCAGCTTCGGCTTCTCATATTCGATGCCTTCAGAGTTCCACACATTGAGGATGTACATCTTCTTGGCTTTCCAAATGCCTTTATCAGCGATG